CTTAAATTGTTCCCACACTTGTTTGATTGTCTTAGGGTATTGCTCTAATCCAAAAGCAAACGTATTGGTTTTCGTTTGTTTTATCTTTCCAGTTGTCAATCCTTTGATGACCTCGCTAATCATAAATAGTAAAATTTAGTTTTTATACTTATTATTATTTATCCCTCTATAATTTGTACTCCATCTATCGTTAAGTCTCCCCTCCAACTTGTAGCGTTTTGACTTACAAAATATATGTAATAATCTGTTGTATTACTTCTGTAATTATTTAGACTGATTATTTTTTCTTGGTAATTACTACTTGACGATGTAAAACCACTCCAACTCTCATAAGCAGCTAATTCAGTTGCACTACTATGATTTGATGTAGCAGCATCGTCTATATATACGTACAAATCTCCCATTGCAGACCCGTAAGCGTGTACCCAAAACTTTAATGTTAAGTCGCTAGATTCGTTATTCATTGTAGGGATTACGGGTGTTCTCGCTACAAAACAATATGCGTTTCTACCACTTGAAACCTCTGTATAAATGTATTTAGTAGCAGAATTTTGCGTACCTCCAGGTATTACGACACCTCCTAATGGACCAGTTGTGCTAGATGGAGTTGAGCCAAAATCACAATTCCACCCTTTTACAGTTTTATTAGAGCTTCTACCCCAATAAGTACCACTTGTTGCTGAATTACCGTTAACCCAATCATTAGATGGAATCCAACTTGAGGTTGGGTTTACCTGCGTTGCTTCCCCCTCAAATTGGTATATTTTATCTATTGGTGCAACCCAAGTGTTAGGAAAACTTCTATTTAATATACTTGTGGTTTCTACTGTTGTAACCTCGTCTATATCGTTTGGTGCTATACCAGTAACTATATTTGGGTAATTACTTGACACACTATAAGTAACCCTCAACCCCATGTCGCCTTGACCAGACAAAATTCCTACTGGAGTATTTACCTTTGCGTTTGTCAGTATAACAAACCCAAAGTTATTTTGATAATATGGACTCCAGTTTAAACCTGACAAAGATGTAGATGAACCAGCTAGAATATCTAACCCCGTACTATTGTTTCTATAATACCTATTTGCACCAGTTAGAGTCAATTCATATCCATTAGAACTTAATGAGCCACCAAAAGGGGTAGATAGGAACTGTACTGGGGCGTAGTCAATACCATTATATAAATACATTCTGTAAGTTAAGGATTCAGTAGAGCCAGTAGAACCAGCATTACCAAACCTTGCGTTTACATCTGCAACCAATTCAATTCCAGTTATAACAGCATCAACGGGTATGTTAGCCGTAAAGCAACCAGACCACAAATTACCTCTATTACCAGCAGTAGACCCCGAAGCCACACACACATTAGTACCTGACGAATACATTCTCTCTGGATATGTCCAAGAAACATAATTATTTCCGTCACCTAACGATGTTCCCAAAGTGGTATTTGATGTAGGTGCTTCTATACTTGTAACTGCCATTTTATATTACTTTTATATAACCCGTTAAATCATCAAAAAAACCATCAGGTATAAAATCGTCAACTACTGTATCCCAAACCCCCTCTGTATCAGATACACCCTCTTGTGTCTTCCAATACTTATCTTGTGGGTACGCTTTGCCATTCACGTAAGCGGTTTCAGTATCTGGGTCAAATGTTGCTTTTTTAAATATCATACTAATACTATCCAATCTTGTGACGGGTTAAAATAAATATCAATGTTATTTTGAACTGACTCTAAAGCATATCCAACAACTCTGACCACGTTTCCACTTGCAGTAGGTGCTGTGACGTACACTTGACCAGAATAATAACCACTACTTTGCAAATAAAGAACCCCACCAGTTGTTGAGTAAGCTGGTGAAATATTTGAAGCAACCGTACAAAAACCTCTTAAAAGCATTCCGTCAACGCTAGGGTTTGTACCTAGTGCAACGGCAACAAATCCAATCGACCTACTAACTGTATTTGCATTGGTTGTTTCCCAAGTGTTGTTAGATTTTAAATAATATATATATCCAGCGACAGTAGTTCCAGTACCTTGATATATAATTTCACTACCACCACCACTAGGTGCATCTACCCACTCCGTATTACCATCCGTAGTATTCCAACTTAATATTTGCCCATCAGTAGCGTTATCACTATCACTCAACTCTGTAACTCTACCTTTTACTTTGGTGTCTCTATTTTCTATTCCTAATCTAGAATTTTGATTGATTCTGCTACGTTCGGCAGTTGGGGGTTGTGTGTTTATTCTAGAACCTTTTTTACCAATACATTTAGATGTGTAGCCATACCATGTGTAATTGTTTGCTTCGCAACAAACCTTATTACCAGCAGATATTGTTCCAGTTGTGGGGTCTGTGAAAGTTACTTCTCCGTACTCATCGGGTACGTTAGGTTGCAAATTACAACCAGCAATAGATAAAGTGTTTACAAAATTAAGAATCTTTATCAACTCAACTCTGGTAGTTACATCTTTACCAATAGCGTAGTTGCCAATCTTATTTATTCGATAGTACGTATCTTTAACGAATATTCTATCATTGTATTTAAACCTTGCTATGTCAATCGCAGAAAGTTTAAAATTTGCTATTAAAATACGAGCATCTTTATCAAATATATTATGTAAGTATTCGCTCCAACATTTGGTAAATGTATCTATACTTGGAGATTTAACCAAATACTCTTTCTCTCCTATTGGTTGATCTGTTTTAAATCTTATATCAAAATCTGTGTCTTGTATTGAATTTCCAGCCATTGAATAAGATGAACAAAACGGCATCTGTGTAAAACTAGATGGGGATGCACTACCTAAAGACTCCCATAAATACCAATTACCTACATTTTTTTTTCCAGAATAATAAAACAACTTTGGCTTCGCACTTACTCTTTCTATTTCATTATCAGTATTTTTATATATTCTAGGTATTAAAAAATTTGTACGGTCTACTTTTGTATTAGTAAAAGATGAAAAAATAGAAAAGTTTTCTAAATTACTTCCCTTTTGTTTAAAATCTGAATCTATTTCTATACTATAATAGTTGTAAGGATGCCCAAATTTTTTCTCATATTTTTCTGTAAAATGGTCTGCACTTTCTAAATCCTTAAATATTATCTTGTCCTTTTGAAACTCATATGTAGGTTTTATTATAACTGGTTTAGATGTATCTAGTTTCTCAGTCCAATCTATTGAGGATGCAAAGGGTGAATCAAAAAAATCTTGAATAGGTTCAATATCTAATGTGTACGGTGCAACTCTATTAGGCTGCATTATCATGTTATACCTTGATAAAATAGATTTTAAAAAGTCTATTTGTGTTGATTGTGGCATTATATTATTACCAGAAGAAAAATCTATTGTAGTACCTATGTTTGATGTAGGTGCTTCAACCAATTCAAAACTTGTTTGTGTAGAGAAATTAGTACTTGATTGTAATATATTTATAGTTGACGTACTTACAACACCACCATATAGAAACTTTAATGTTACTAATTGACCAGCCTCTAAATATATTAAATCAGTTGTGTAGCTTACAAATCTATTTGTACCAGATAATCTTCTGTCTCCAGCCACCTTTGTTTCAACACCTCCAATATCAAAATACAACCCAAGACCTACATATTGTATACCGCCATCATTTATTGTAGTGTAGTTTAAATCAATTTTAAACCTATAAAATCCATCTGCTGCTGGTGTGTAACCACCACTTGAATTTAAGTTGCCGTTACCATCATAAAAAGGCTTACCACTACTTACTGATTGGTCTGTAAATAAAATTGATTGTAATGAGTTCGGAGTAAATGTTTGGGTAGTACTTGCTCCAATTCTAAACGCATCCTCTGGGGCAGTATCAATACTTTCTTTGTCAGTTGTCAAAGTCATGTACTGATTAGTAAAAAAATCAGAATCTAAAAAAGTAGAATTTATAACTGTGTATCCTACATTGTTAAGTATTTTTTTAAGTACCGTTTTTACCTTAATTGTTGGTTTTAAATTTTCACAAACAATAGGGTTGTTTAAGTTAGATGTGCTACTAGACTCTAAACTATTTACATCATAACCATATCCATAATCAATAATTGGATAAAGTATCTCATCACCAGTAGAGGCATCGGTGTAAGTTATTGCACCATCCCACGAATCGGTAACATTATCAAAATTTAAAACATGGTTGTAGGCAGATAAATCTAATTCGTTTAGTTTACTATCTGAAAGCTGGTTTACTATATTAGCGATAACACCATAAACAACCACCTCATAAATTTGCGTCGTGGTATTAACAGATAATAACTGTAAATAACCCTCTATAACTTCGATACTATCAACCGATACTATTGCGTTGGTCTTTACGTTTACATCAAAATCCCCAGTTGCATTAACATTGTAAAAGTGTGAGAAAAAATCGTTATTAGTTTCTGTAAATGGTAATGTAAAGGCTTGTGTATTTTCTGACTTTCTTTGTGTTATATCTTGTATCTCAAGAATAGAATAGTCAGCTTTCATACTTACATCTCCTAAATCTAAGTAATGAGCATTCTCTGTGCCTTGTGTTTCAACTCTTAGTAATACCATTATACCCTTTGCTTTAAATCGTGAGCATACTCAAAAGTAAATGAGTATTGAACTAATTTGTCCTTTAAATTTGTTTTAAACGTAAGCGATGTATCTTGTATGTTTATAGGAATAGGAACTTGCTTAATATCATCATCACCTTTTTTAACTGGTGAGAGTAAAAGAACCTCATTAGACATAAGTAATCCATTAAAATAATCATTATACTCATCAGTAATGTATCTCGTGTTTATGGTCGTTTGCTTAGTTCCGTTTACTTTTTGAACTTTACCTCTTTCAAATGAATCTATTGTAAAGGTAGCGTCTGACCACCCACCAGCTAATCTGTTATAATCTGTTTCCCTTTTATAGTTTCTTACATCTGTATGCTCACCATCAAACATATAATAATCCCAAGTACCGTACTTATTCTTCCATGTTAAAGAATATTCATCAAACCTTGTCGAGTTGCAATTAGTATCGGATGCAATCTCAAATAAATATGTTTTAGATTCGTTTATTGGAAATCTTTTGTAAAAAGTACCTAAACCAGTAGTACCACCAGTTGCGTAGAATTGTGTTCCTAGGTTATTATTAGCTGCTCCTATTAAGGTGTAATCTATTCCTCCAGCAGAAGCGATAAGTATTTTATCCCCAGCTTTAATGGTTAAACCACTTTCACCTACGTAAAGTACATCAATGACAGTAGTATCATCTACATAATTTACTGTATAGTATTTTACATTTGATGATTCTAGTAATTGATACCCTCCTTTATCTGGATATTTTATGTTCTTCACATTAGCACCACCAACACCACCAAACAAAAGATACTCATCATCTGAGTTTGCCGTACTTGGTAGATGCCCTCCGTTATCAGAGTTATTATTAACTTGTATTGCACCCACATGATTTGTAGGTATTTTTTGCCCAGACTCTACAACGTAACTAGGAACATCATCAAAAAAGTAATACATCAAACTGCCATCTAACGTATCAAAATAAGTATTAAACTCATTAAACCAACTGAAAGTTTTGTAATCATTAAAACTAGTTAAGTGTGGAATTTTACCAACAGTAGAATTACTATGCAATGTATCAAAAGGTAACTCTGATAAAAATCTTCCTTGCGTATTACTATTTAAACCAAATAAGTTTTCTTGCAAATCCTTTTCATCCTCCCACTCATTTGCGTAGTTTATGAATGGGTAAGTAACATCTACGGCAGTGCCTTGTAAAGATGGAGTTCCGTCTGGAGTAGTAGAATACTCTTCTCTACAAGAGAATAAAACGGTCATTATCGTATCATCATTTTTACTTATAGGAAAGTCCTCAATATCTGGCGTTGTTGCCGTACCTACGTCAGTAGTATTTTGTGGCATCAAATGTATAGAGTCATAATCTACGCTACCAGTAATGGTATTAGCGTGTTTATGAGTTACCTTTAAGTAATTCTTTACCAACTTTTCAATATCAAAATGACCATTCCCTTGTGGGTTTTTCGATTGCCTTAATTGTACTGTTCCGATAGGACTTGGGAAAGTTGCAAATATTACATATTTAAACTTATATACTGTTCCCGTTCCAGTAGAATCTAAAGTTATTGTCCAATAATTTGGTCTAGTTACTGTTAGTGCCATTGTTTATTTCGTCTATTGTAAAATTCAAAAAGTTTTCTAAATCCAAAGCGAATGCTTTAGTAATTTTTTTAGGTAGCTTCTTATAGCTTTGTGCAAAAGCATCGTCAAAGAAATGTGTACCCTTGTATCCAAATCGGTGTATCTTCCTAGTTACCACATAAGCAATACCACGTTGTTGTTGTTCCTTGTTTCTCCATGCCTCAAACTGCCCTTTGCTATTCCTAGGTCGTAATCCTTTACGCTTAACCCATTCCAATATCTTTGGGAATAAAACTCCAGATCCACCTCCAGATTTACCTCTACCATCATTTATAGCAAGACCATAATCCTCCATCCGTATCTTAAGGCTTATAGAATTAGCTGCAACACCTAAATCATAATCCAAGGATTTAAATAGCTTTCCAGTATCGTAACCTTTTCGTCTAGTCTTTAGATACGTTGCTGCCTTGATTATAACATCCTTACCGAACTTGGATAAGGCTTTTTGCGTTGCCTCTAACTCTAATTTCATATAGGGCTATTACAAGCGTTATTATGACTTGGAACTGTTATGCTTATAGTTCCTTTCCATCCAGCAAGCAAGTTCTCAAATCGGTCTGTAAACGGCTCACATGATACGCTTTCGTTTATTGAATAAGTTCGAGAATCAATCGGTGATGTACCCCTACCTAATCCATTCTTGAACTCTCTATATATATCAGCCATTATAAGGAATGTGTTGTTCAGTACATCAGTTTCATTTGAGCCGTCAGCAGCCACCAAGTCCATTACAAGCAAGTCAAAGGTAAATACAAAATCTCTATTGTTGATTGTAGAGGGTTGCTCTATCAAGTGAGCCTTTGCAAAGTCAACTTCGTTAGATAGGTCAACCTCGAATATATCTCCGAATGTAAACGAGTTAAGTTGCTTGTGAGCGTTACATATCTTTTCGAACTGCTCTACTATGCTTTTAAATGATTTCATTTCTTTGCGTTTTCTTTATCCTTTATATAAGTTAAATAGGTAAAGCATTTGTTTATACTCATTTCAGACGCTTCGTCTATCTTTAAAATATTATCGTTAGCCAATGTCATGAGGATGGCATACCAACCCCATTTTTTACTGAATCTTTGTTGCTTGTCTGAACTTTGCCCTCCGATGAAGACCGAAGAATATCTGTCAAATAATCTTTCCCTAAAGTCCAAAAAAAAACCATTGCACCATTTACTACGTTTGCCGGCAACTTGCTTTTAAACAACTCAGCACGTGCCTCAGTTCCTTTGTATGGCTCTATATCGTACTTCCCAGCTTTGTCTATCGTTACTGGTCTGTAAAGAACTGCCATAACATAATGCAAGTTGTTGTTTAAATCCTTGCAGAAAGTATCAAGATCGGCAAACTCTCCAGTAGTGATATTTGATAGGTTAGGATGAAAGCCGTATTTAACACCCTCTATTGTAACGAATTTAATAAGCCTATTGTCTTGCCTAGACAAATACAGAAGTTTATCGTAAACGCTCTCTAAATCGCTTAAACGGAATCTATCAAGTGTTCCTCTATCAACTCCAGTTAGTAACTCAATGGTTTGTTTCTGCTTCTCCAGATTGCCAAGTTCAGCCTCTTCTATTTCTGTGAGCCTTTGTAATTGCCCTAAAGTAATCTCGCTTGTATCTGTCGGAATTGTTAGCTTCATATTATTAAATAGTAAAAAGTTAATTATGTATAAAAATAAAAAAAGCCCTACTTTCGTAAGGCTATTGTGAGATGGTATTGGGTTTATATTTCTTGGTAGTTTATCAACCCCTTTGTTTCTGTGTAAGAGTAGTTGTCATCGCAGTAGTAAAGCGTACCGTTAGTTTTTTTCATCTCATCTCTTGCCTCAGTATGTGAATCAAAGTCTTGAACGAATTTATGCATTGTATTTCCAGATTTAAAAGTGTAGATTAAAGTGTACATGAGAGTTAGTTTTAATAATTGCTTCATTGCAATTACATTACAAATATAAAACATTTTTTTATAATACCAAACAAATATCAAATAAATATTAAAATAATTTATCGAATAGAGTATTTACCTACGTTTGGTTTACTCTTGACCATAGTAACGGCATAGCGTAAAGCATCAATTGCGTGATTGTTATTATCCATAGGTTTGTTAAGTAGGTAACCGTTCTTATCCTCTTGCCATTTGTAGCCGTTGAACTCTGATATTAGGTTTGTGCTTTTGGTTGTTACGCATAGCTTAAATCGTTTCAGTAGGTCTATCCCTATGTTAATTGAATCCCTACCCTTTACGCATGGTTTTACGTTGTACCCTAAGCGATATAGCTCTTCGATGGACTTAGGCTCTGAACTGTCTGCAAATACAACTCTTCGCTTATCAGTCCAGAAAGCATCCATTCGGTTAGCAATGTCAGAGTTAGTGAGTCCTCGTTCATATAGTAATTCGTTAAATATTAATTTATCTTCTAATTCGTAAACCTCTACCATAGAACTAGGGTCATTTGTATATCCAAAGTCTAAGCCAGTAGATATTAGCGTTGCCTCTTCCGGTACTTTGCTCATCATTTCAACTCTTGGGAATATGATAGACTTTGAGAAACCTCTTTCCCCTAATCCGTATATCTTCCAATAATCCTCGTCCGTTTCTCGTAGCCTTTCAATCTCCTTGACTAATTCATCTGGTAAGAATGGATTATCCTTGTACGTTGATTTAATGAATGTACAATCTTCTCTGTTTAGTATCTTATCATATAACCAGTGATGTGTTTCAGATGGGTTATAGTCAATGTATATCTTTTCCTCTGTCCTTACCAGAAGCTGGAAGAAATCTTCCCAGGTTAATTCGTTTGCCTCGTTACAAAATAGATAGTGCCGTTTAGCACCTCTCTTCTTTTGTGGCTGATCTAAAGATATAAACTCAAATGTATTGCCGTTAAGCGTATAGGTATGGTCTGACTTATTGTGCTTTGTTTCATCGTATAAGCCATGAGCATTAAGTATCTCAAAAAAGTCTTTCATTACCGATAGCTTCAAACTGGGTAATGACTTCCTTACGATGCTGAACCTTTTACCAGTTTCCTCAAATGCCTTGACAATAAGAAGCTGACAAAGTGAGTAGGTTTTACCACTTCGCGTACCACCTTGATTAACTACCAGCTTTGTAGGTGCGTTGTAGTTCCTCTCAAATACGTTACTCGTCTGTATTTTTAGATTGGACAATCTCTATCTCTATTTTGTTAATCTTATCACCTTGCGTTGTTACATCTATCTGCTGACGTTCACTTAATCCAAGTTGTGTTTTAGCTGCGTGAATTACAACGCTTGGTACTTTATCCTTTATACATTCGTAATATTTAGAGCGTATGAAATCATGCTCTATCTGTTCAATCTCTTTGACCTTATCAGCAAACTCTTCATCCTCTTTGAGCCATTTGTAGTAATTAGTTCTTGATAGGTCTGTCATTTTTAAAGCCGTTGATACAATACCCAAAGATTTTTCTAACGCTTTGAGCATTCTATCCTTTGCTACTTTTGTTCTATTTTGTTCCATATACTTCCATATATTTTAAGTGTATCTTCTTTAACATATCTTTTAAATCGGTTATATCTCCGTACTCAATATGACAACCTCTACACAATGCTTGTAAGTTTTCGATGTAGTCTTTAGTCTTACTCCCTCCCATTCCTCTGGCATCTATATGGTGAATGTCTGTTGCTGGATTATCACATACTTCGCAAGGGATAAAATCGCACCTATCAAAGCTAAAGTAATCTAGATATATTTTAGTGTGCTTTTTCACTTACAATTTTTAAAAGCCTTTAGAGGGTAAAATACTAAACTATTTCGGTAGCCATCTTTCTCAGTTGGTACAATAGGTGTTACTCCATGTACGTTTCTCCAAGCTGGATAAACTAACATAGAATTATCTCTACTATCTACTGTCGCTCCATAATCTGGTACAGTTGTGTTACCTCCAGTAGCATTTTCTTTTTTAGCGATTATTACATTTACGCATCCAACTAAGTTACCAGCGTCTCTGTGAAAAGGGGCTGATATATTATAATTTGAAATACTACTGGTAAACATCTTGCCAAATCTCCACTTAGCTGGTATATTATCTTCTATAATTTTTACTTGCTCTTCGTATATTTTTGGTGCTATCTTTTTTATTAGTTCTTCACTTTCTTTACAAGCTAATAACATCGCCTTTACAAAGATTTCTGCACTCTTTACTTTGTGTACGCTGCTCATTGTAGCATATGGTCTTCTCATGTGTGGCTTTGGTGGAACACCCCCTATAATAGTAGAATACTGTAACACCTCTTTTTCTTTGTTATGCAACCCACTACTTCTTTTCATGACTGACTTTGGTACTCTTTTACTTCTGAGTTCTGTGTTAGCTATGTTTACATATTTGGATAGCTTCTCACTATGCTTAGAAATGTCTTTAATGTAAAACCCTACTACCTCTCCATCTTGAGTGAATAGTGTATCTTCTGTAATATTAGGCTCTATATCTCCACATATATCGCCTATCTTTACACCATGCTCTAATTGTATTAACTCTACCTCTTTCATTTTTCTAAAATTTCAATTAGTAATCCACCAATGTATTTACCCTCTGACCTTGCTTCCCTTACAAGTTCTTTAGCTTTTTCATAGTCATCTGCATTGAACTCAATTTGTATTGCACTCTTTACTCCATCTTTCAGAGAGCCGAGTTCATCAGATATATCTTCTTCATCCAATATAGAGTAATCTACATCATCATAGGTCTGACCGAACTCATACGGCTGGAATCCCCAATCCTTTAAAGCATCCATATCAAAATAATTAGCCAACATATCAAAGTCAAACTCTCCAGTATTTTTGTTTAGCCTTACGTTCAGCTCCATCTCTCCAGCTTCGGCAAGTTCTACCTCTACTGTTGGAATAGTTTTGTTCCCTAAGTCTGCCCAAACTTTACAACGCTGATGCCCTCCGATAATTACATCCCTACGCATAGGGTTTGAATTTATTACAACTGGCTCAACACAACCGAAAGTCTTTAACGACTTCTTTAATTGTTTGTATTGCTTATCTGTCAGTTGTCTTGGATTGTACTCTGCTGGGTTTAAATCAGCAATTAATCTTTCTTTAATCTTCATAACTCTCTAATAATTGTTTCAAATCTTTTACCATATCCCTAACGCATCCACCACATGATGATACGTTTTTTCTCATTCCGAATATCTCATTATATAAATTAGTAAGCCCTACGTTCTGCTCATGCGATACTTTAGTGTTCTCTAAGCTATTTACAAGCCGTCTAAGGATAGATAACTGGTCTTGGGTTATATCCTTTTCCCTTTCCCATTTTCCGACTGGACAACGTGTAAAAGCAATAGCACCCTTTATCTTCATAAAACACCCACATTTTTTACATTGAGCAACTGACTTGCGAAAATGGTTGCATTTCTTACAAATCTCCATTCGCTCGTTATATACCTTATTGCTTGTCTTTAACTTCATTCTTTATATAGTTTCTTACGTTCTTGATGGTGTTAAATATAGACGTTGTACTTATGCTTGTGGATTCTGATAGACTTCTTATTGAGTGATCGGACTCGTAGTAAACCTTAAACAATGTCTTGTCGTAAAAATGTAGGTCTTTCATTGCATCCTCTACCATTTGCAGACGTTCCTCAAATAGTATCTTATCTTGGATTGCCTCTTCGGTATTGTCGTGAGCTAAATCGTTGACTATTGCGTTGGCATCTTTAAGGTAGGAATGATGTTTCTTTTTAAATGGTGATGTGCTTCTAAGATATTGGTTGAGCATTACCCTTGCAACCCAATAGTTGAGATGACCATTATCGTAGATTGTTTGTAGCTTCTCCTGGTCGTATTCTAACATTATAACATAGACCTCTTGTGTTAGGTCTTGTGCATCTATGTCGTTACCCTTTGTAATCTTTAAGGCAATGTCATGTACTTTATCGTACTCCTTGCCTAGCAAATACTTTAATTCGCTCATATCTTCTGTTTAGAGCCTTTTGCCCTATGTTGATTTTGTGATATATATATAAATAGCGTTCTATGACTTTTATTCCTTTACCTCTGCGTATCGCTTTGAGAATGATTCTATTTATTAATCCTTTTTGTATCATAAGTAAAAAAAAGGTGGAATAAAGATTTCTCTCTACCCCACCTCAAAACTAACTATGTGAAAACCTTACATTGCTAATATACTTTATTTCTTAGCATTTTGTTCTCTTGTTAATAACTCCAATATTTTCTCTAGATAAACTGCTAAATCCATGGCCTCCTCTTGTGCGTGTTTTATCCAGTCAGCAGTAGATAAATCTGTTCTATCCATTGTAGTACCGTATTTCTTTTCACCTACCTCTGCTCTGTCTAGTATCTTTAGACATACTCTGTTTTCTACACTACTCACGAGCCACAATTTTCACAATCTGGATTATCTACTGAACAAGCATCTGGTTGCTCTCTATCGCTCATATCGTTTAGCCACGCATCCCATGTAGTATCTACGTCTGTTTCTCTTTCTTTGCTCATTTGTTTAGTTTTAAAGTTTAGCAGTAGGGGAACGATTCGAACGTTCATAGAGGCATTTCTGCTTTCTCTACCTCCGAGACAAGGAGGCGTGTCTGCCAGTTCCACCACCCTACTTCGTAGTAAAGTACATACCTAATATGTACGTTATTGGTAATAATATTGCGACTGCGTAAATGTAATTTTCTGCCATAGCTATAAATAGATTAAAGTTAGTTTTGTTTAAGTTGGGGAGTTCCCACGCTCCCCCTCTCAATCGCTGATTTATAAATCCTATTAAGATTTAAAATAGTTGCAGCACTCTAGTAGCTTACTCACTTACTTCCCAAGCCTATCGGCTGGAAAATGTCTTAGCATCATATCCGTATCAACTTTTTGCTCTTCTGGTCTTTCGTTTCCAGACCAATCGCACCTACCTTTTATAAATACATTTCTTAACTCTTGTATTATTAGGTCTTTATGCTCGTGGTTTGATGCCTCCAATTCTTTTAATCTACTCTTATATACTTTCATAAGCAAATCTAAATTCTCTGCTCTGTCTATATAATGGTCTACTAAAATCTTTACGTGACCAACTGGAAACTCACCTCTAGAATCTAAATAAGTTTTGCAGCTTGTATCAATCTTTACTTCCATAGTTTTAGTTTTAGTTTTGTCAAATATAAAAAAATTATTCTAAATTGTAGTAATCATCAATACATTTTTTAGCATCATCGAAGCCAGTACATACCTTTGCCATATACCCTCGATCGTTTAATCTCTTAATCCAGTTCTTCTGCTTTTGACTTGCGTAATTACCTTTAACCTTTAACTCTATCGCTAGACCATGATACCCACCTCTAGCATCGTAGCAAAATACATCTGGGAATCCAGCTACATATCCAGTCCTTTTGGCTTTCATTCTTTGAGAGTGATATTTTTGATATTGACCACCTAGAGAAGAACAGTATAATGCTTTCTTATCCAACCGTAGGTATGTTATTACTGCCGTTTGCAGTTTGTCCTCTAATGCTTTCAATTCTGTTGCTTTATTACTTGGTAAAAATCTGCATCCAGTTCTCGTATTTCTTTTTGTATGTCTGTCCAAGCCTTATTGAATTCTGATTTGGTTCTCAGGTCATGCTTACTCTTTGTTCCAAAGTTCGCTACGTTCCTTGCATTTTGTTCCAGTAGCTTGTCAATCTTTTTGCGTGTTCGCTTGTCTGTGTTGTACTTCATAATAATTTATTTGCTTCCGTTCTTAAATCAAAGTTTTCTTTTCTCCATTTACTAAAGTATGTCATTAATGTTTTTTCTCTACACATTATTACTGGATGAAATTTCTTACGCTCGTTATGTACAAATTTCTTCTTTTGTTTTATCTCCTCTTGTATCTCATCCCACAACTTCTCTTTCTCTTTTAAAGTTAAGGAAATTAACCCCACACTTTCACACCAGTTAAAAACTTGGCTTACTCCTTGGAACTTAAACTTCTCTCCAGCAACATACTGCTCGTATATCTCAATCAAACATAACTCAACAAACTCCCTTAGAACCTCCTTACGGTCGATTTGCTGGCACTTCTGTTCTATCTGCACCCTTTCGCTTTCTTGAGATGATTCGATGCGTACTGCGTTAGATTTTAGCTTCTGTTTATTTAGCCAATTAAACCACGTTCTTGGATTGATAGCCATTTGGTCAGCTTCCCTTACACCATTGTGAAACGCTTTTGTAACGTCTTGAGTTGTAAGCCTATGGAATTTATCGTTCAAATCATTCATAAGGATATTAGCTAATATTTTTCTATCCTCTTCGGCTCTGTTTTGACTCATCTCAAACAATGCTTTGTTGATAGTTACGAAACAAAAGTTTAGTAAATCCTCGCTTGGCTCTTTTCCTATCATGATATTTGCTTTTGAGTATTAATACTGAATCCATATTGAGATGCTAAACCTTGCTTTTGCTTTGGCTTGTAATTTCTCATCCAACGATTGGCTGCCAACTTCCATTTCTTCATTTTGTTCCTGCCTTGTTTCCAACCGTTGTTTTCATAATACTCAAAGAAATTAATTGCCTCTGACAAATCAAAATTTTTCTCTAAAAAATAATTATTGACCTCATCGAGCGAAGAGGGTTTACCCTCTATATTATTATTACTTGTAGTATTAATACTTGTAGTATTATCTTTAACAATTTTGTTAATAGGGTGTTTAACTTTTTTGTTAATACCCCCCAAATCATTCTGGTTTACCCTATTAACATTTTTGTTAATGGTTATAATTCGTTTTTCAATCTGCTTAGTGTTAGCTACATATTTCATTGTAATTGATATGTAACCCTTTTTAGCGAGTTGATTTATAAGCCTTGAAATTGTTATAGGGCTTACGTCATATAGTTCTGCAAAGTAGCCATTTGACGCCCAGCATTTGCCGTTCTTGTTTGTAAGGCAAGTTATCTCTGAATAAAGTAGCTTTGCGTTCGGTGTAAGTTCTTTGTCATATCGAACTTCAGCCGTAAGGATTGAGTAATAGTTAGGTTGTTCCATAGTTTAGTTTTTTACAAATATAGAAAAAAAGAAATGGAGGCTATAAAACCTCCAAATCAAGTTTATCAATTAGAACGGCAAGTTCTCTTTTTGCTCTTGCTCGTTTCCCTCTGCAACCTCTGTATCGTTGTTGCTAATTGCGTAACATCTGATAGAAACAAAATGTCTGTCTTTCCATTCTCTTCCGTTAATGTTAATATTGAAAGTTTTAGTTTCACCAACTTGTAACTTAGATGCTAAATCTATTTTCTGGTTTATAAACTCTATTGGAATTATCGCATCAAATTTAGTGTCTTGCTCAACAAGAACAATCTGCTTTTGAAATTTATCACTAATAACTTCAACGTCTTTGATGCTTACCACTTTTCCTTTTAATTGCATAACTGATTTAGATTTTTTGTTAATAATTTACTTGTTCTCTCTATTGATTGGATTCTCCTTTTGTACGTAATAATTTTCTCTTTTTGATTAGCTATAATTACGTGCAAATCTGCTAGGCTTTGCTGGTACTTTTCAACCAGTTCTTTATCAACGATACTACCCTCGTCATCTAAGCCCATTTTATATCGTATATTATCAAATGTTTCTTGATAGTAGTTATATGTATTGTAATTGTATTCGTGCTTTTTAAGGCTATGTATTACGGCAGCATGGTCGCGATTAAACAAATCTCCTATATACTGCTGAGTAAATCCATTATCTCGTAAAATTCTGTATGCCATACTTCGAGCCTCAACTAAAAATCTAGTACGGTCTTTTGTTCTTAGCCTCTTCATTGATGTTCGGTTTTCAAAAGCTACTAACTCTAAAAACTCTTCTAAATTATCTTCTGTTATTTTCATAGTAATGATATTAGTTTTATGATGCTAATATTTGCATCAGTTGAAATAGTTTTGATCTGTTTAAATGTAATACATTTTTCATCTGCCAACAAACGCATTAATGTAGGTTGCGATATTTGTAGCTTATTACTAATTGTACTTTTTGTTTTGTACGTTTCAAGCAATACGTCTTGCAGCTTTGTTTTGGGTTGCCACCCTCTCCCTTTCTCGTTCATATTATTTTCGTTTAAAATCATCAGCTTCATCTTCTCCGAAATGACCTAACTCATAGAATCCGGTCAGCTTTAATACTGCTCTACTCATTGCACGTTTTTCTGCCATTGCAACTGGATAAGCGTTTGATGTATTTGCTGGGCTTGATTCTCCATAAGTCTGAATTACCTTATCCCCACATTGAGCCGTTGCTTTTATAATAATACATTTGTTATCTGGTGAGTTGTGAGATAATTCGTAGTCAATTACGATATTGTTGTTGGCTTGTATTTTATCAATCCCAGCACGTGAGATAATCGTATAAAACTTATGCTTAAATACATCGTCTTTAGTTAAGCCATTCTTAACATACAATTCGTTTAGTTTACTTGCTTCCATTGGTCGGTTTGTTTAGGTAGTTAAATTCGCTTATCGTTGCGTTTAAAGGTGAACGAGTACCTTGTTTCCATTCTTCTACGTAGTTAGCACATTCATCGTAATGAGCATTGTATTGCATCTCCAACATTTGCTCTCTGTCAATTTGTTGCTCTCTAGTACCTAGTAATAATTCTTTTAGCTTTCCCATTATTCGTCTATTCTATAAGCAACAATGTGCCAGTTAGTACCATAAGCAATTCGGTATTCGCTTACTAAATACTCTTTATTTTTTTCTCCGTAGACTATTTCAATGTCTTCGTAATTACCTCCATTGTAACTACCTACAATTTGAAAGGTGGGTGTTTGTGTCTGTGTCATAGTTAGTTTATTAAGGAGGGGTTGCCCCCTCCGTTAGTTTATTTTATCTTATTAATTTGTTTTTCAGCTTCAGCAATTAATCTTTTTGCAGTTTTCTCTCCACATCCAGAAACATCCTCTATTTCTCCGTCTAAAGAAACAAATATTTCTATGTCGCAATCGAATGTGTAATCAAATCCATAAACTTCGTTTCTAAATAATCTCGGTGTTTTGTCAAAAAATTCCATAATGTTCAGTTTTAGTTGTTTTGTTTTGTTTTGTTTCAACAAATATAAAAAAGATTTTTAGAATAACAACAATAATAAGCAAAAAAAAAGCACCTAATTTCTTAGATGCTTAGTTTTCAATGTATTAGATACTAAAAAAAGTGTGTAAGCCTTGCGACTTGACCATTATCATATTCGTGTATAAAGCCCTCAACGGCTTTTGGTGAGCCAGTAAACCCTTTGCGATTGTGCCATGAATCAGCTGCACTTGGGCTTCTTAGGTATTCAACCGTAACCCCTATAAAATCTTTGGCATCTCTCCACTTGTGCTTTACCTTGTGGTGTAAGTGGTGTAAATACCAGTATCTATATTTAGTATCTGCCCATTCTTGTGGCTTCTCTTGTGCCATTAACAAGGGTAGGTTATCCATCTTAGCACCATCACCATGCTCAAGACCGATCAAGTTCTTGCCGTATCTATAATACTTACGATGATTAACCGTTGCATCTACACTTACATCGTCAGCTTTCCTAAACCAACTCTTTAAAGCATGAGCCAAATGGAATCCAGATTGATAGTCATGGTTGCTCATTGAATGTACGCAATCAACTGGTGCAATCTGCCGAAGCATCTCCACACATTTGACATATAACTGCAAAGCTACCTCGTAATGTTCCCACCATTTGCCATCGCAGTCTTGTGGCGTTCCTTTTGTTGTTGTGTTATATACATTATCAATATGCAAAACATCGTTTCCTATACAGAATAAAACCCTATCAATAGTAAACCCTTTAGATTTTGCGATGATGCCCTCAATACCCTTTAAAACTCGTGAAACTGCAATAGGGATATTGTAGTCCTCGCCAGTTTCTTCGGAGTTAGCGTATTTACCAATATGTATGTCTGCTGGATTGATAACTAATAGGTGTCTACCAGCAACGTGGTCAATCTTTGGGTATATAGGTGCGTGTTCGGATATGAATTTACCCACTCTTTTGAGTAGGTCGTTCTCACTAAATCCTTGCCCCTCTTTTGTAACGACAGAAAAACGCAACTCACCGTTCATATTCTGCCAATGTTTGACAGATACAACGTCTTTCTTATCAATACCTCTATCCTTTAGATGTAAATCTAGGGCAGTATTGTCGTTAATGTTGTCTAAGGTTTTTGCTCGGTGTTGCTTAATTAACTCAAATTCGTGAGCCTTTAAGCGTATTCGATTGTTAGCCATAATTATTGATTTGGTTACGGCTTCAATATAGTTATTTTTTTTCGAATACTGAGAAGCATAAAGGTAGTATGGAAATTAATGCTAACAATAAGGTGTTAATATCTAAGCCGTTAGCATCTATTTGCGTAACGCAAGCAATAGCTAGCACACCAGATACAGTCCTTTTACTGCTCCATTTCCCCTTATTGTCTTTAAGCATATCTGGTATGATAGCGAAAAGTCCTTTGGCTAGTACCGATGATATTGGCATTACTTTGTCTTTTTATCTTTAATAAAATAGCTTACTAAATCGTCCAAATATCCAAACATTTTGTTGTCCTTTTCCGTAGGAGTTACGTTTGCAATAACTTTAAAAAATGCCATTGCTCCGATCAGCAACTCAGCCCAGTTTGATTTTAAAATCTCAATCATAATATGTATTTATTTCAATGAAAAAAAAAGGTAAATATAAACAATGCTGATACCCAGCTTCGTATTTAGATGTCCATATACCGACAAGTATTCCAGTATATGTACCTATGCTCAAATCCCAACCAGTCATATTAATAAGTCCAAATTACACAATCCGTAAGTTCTTCGTCTACATCAGCGTGTATAAAATTACTGGCAATACCTATCCTGGTGAAACCAGCATCTAATAACGCTTGTACTATTTTAAATCTATGGTATGAATTTTCACAATGCAAGTCTACTGCATTTCCTCTCAAATGAGCTGACTTTTTAGAGCCTCCTACTTTCATGTTTGTTTCCTTATCTCTGTACGAAGAGGTTATAAAAAAAGGTACATCAGCTATGCCACGTGCTAAATCCAAACGCTTTATAAGTTCTGGATTCATTAAGTCGTAACAATCTACTCCGTTGCACTTAAATTCGCTCTCTGAAAAGTATTTCATTTCTTAATTATCTTTTGCAAATTGAATATCAACGCAGTAATCAAAACCAACGTAGTTAAGACTGCATCCAAATCAGTAAAGGTAATCCCCAAAGCTGCGATATTTATACTATTAACTTCTAATAACTCGCTTCTCATCTTTTAATTTCTTTAAAAATACCTTTAGCTTCTTTATATTATTTTGCTTCGGCTTATATCTCATAATTTAATACCAGTATAATACGCGTTTGATATTGGGTTCAAATCAGCACCAGTATTTTGGCTATACTCTGGGAATGAACTGCTATCGTTACATAAATACTCTACGATTCTCTGCCCGTAAAACTCTGCTGAATCTCTCTCTTTTTGTACTAAGTAATCTACATCTTGACGAGTTGCTGCCGTTCCGTTCTCGCTATTCTTTTGCGTAATGCTTCCGTTCTTAATCTGGAACGATATAAAAGGCAAAGCCTCTACTAGAGCGTAGTGAATTATTGCATCTTGTACATAGTCATCAACTAAAATCTTGTAAACCCCAATTAAAGAAGCACCATCCACGCCAGCAATGTCATTCTGTAATTTATCATATAGCCTAGTACCTAGAATAATTTGTAGGTGCTTGTCTTGTGCTATTTTTAAAAAAGGTAGTAAAAAGGCAGTATCAACATTGTAGTTGATTGCCGTTGAACTCTTTAATTTATCTTCGTTTACGAATAATACTGCCATCTTATTTTTTATTTACAAATCCTCTGTTAGGCAT